GGCATCGATCATCAACGAGTAGTCGCCAAGCGGGCGGGCAAGCTCAAGCGCCCGAGTCCGGTTGTAGGCGAAGTCCCGCCATGGAACCTCGTGAAGCTCGCCAGGCAGGTCACCCAGCAATTCAGAAATCAGGGCCTGAGTGCCATCGGTGGAGCCCGTGTCCACGATGCACCAGGCATCGATGAGTGGACGCACCGATTCCACGCACCGAGCCAGCACGTGCGCCTCGTTGCGAACGATCATGGTCAGCACCACGCTCGGGGGAGAACCCACCGGCCTCATCACTCCTCCGATGGTGAGCCGAGACGCAGGTTGTGTTCACACGCCTCGCGAAAGGCAGCAGGCAGATCCGGACGCTCGAGAAGCCATCGGAAGGTGGCGTTTGCCTCGTCCTGCTGGCCGGTCCACCACCGCGCAATGGCCAACTCAAAATCGACGCCCCACGCCGTGACCCAGGTCTCTGGGAATAGCCCACGAGCAGATCGGTCACGCTTGACACCCTCCTCGAGCCAGACTCGCGCCGCCTCCCATCGGGCTTGTGCGTTCAGTAGTCGGCCCAGGCGATGGAATGGCTCAATTCGTTGGGGGTCCCACTGCATCGCCTCGAGATAGCTCCACGTCGCATCGGGGTACCGTCCGAGGAACTGATGCATCTCCCCAATCTGGAAGTGGCAGAAGAACGCCATTGCTGGTGGAGCCCCCACATCGAGCGCTTCCCTGAAAGCACGAAGGGCGTCATCCCACTGGCCGAGGTCACGATGGTGGAGTGCCACCTCGAAAGCGAGATCCGGCGACTGGGGATTGGCCGAAACCTGTTTGAGGAGTTGCTGAAGAGATTCATCGAGGACATCCTCACGATCGCTGCGATCCCCAACCGCCACCACTCGAAGGCTGTCAAGCGTCGCGGCGGCAACCGGCGCTGAGGCCTGCAATCGCATGTACCCCTCATCTCCGTATGTCCACTCTGGACCCGTGCGAATCAACACCGGCTGATAATGCTCAAGGTCCCCGTGTTGTATCGGCACCGAGATGAGGTGTGCGTCCATCTCGGCGAGATCCTTGCGGAAGGAGGGTAGAGCCTCAACGATGACGTCCTGGCCAACGAGCAGGATGTGACTCGGCCCGGTCAGCGCTGAGGCTTGGCGCAGCAGTGACTCGGCATTCGCTCGCCGATCGACCCAAGGCTCAGATACGAGCGTTCCAGGAATGTGGCCGAAGGCGGACCGAACGACCTCGGCCGTCTCGTCCGTTGATTCGGCATCAATGATCAACCACTCATCGACAACGCCCTCAATGGACGAAGCCAGCCGACTCAGCGTTTCAGCGCCATTCCTCACCGAGATGGCCACACAGATGTGCAGATCCGACCCCACGTCGGGCACTAGTCACCTCGCAGACTGGGGTCGAGTTCCACGGCACGGTTGACCAGTGCCACACCCCGTTCCGCATCCCCGCGGGCAATGTAGAGATTGCCAAGATTGAACAACACGCCAACACTGTCGGGGTCAGAAGCAAGAATCGCTTCGAAGGCTGCGATCGCGTCCTCCTCCCGGCCAAGGTCGCGCAAGGCAATTGCGCGGTTGAACGCCGCACTCGTCAAGGAAGGGTCTGAGGCGACTGCGCGGTCATAGAAGTCAACCGAGCGCTCAACCTCACCTCTCTGCTGGGCGATCTGGCCAAGGTTGTAGAGGGCGAGAGCATTGGCGGGGTCAAGAACCAAGATGGCTTCATACCGCTCCACAGCAGGATCGACGAGTCCACTGGTGTGAAGGGCAACTGCCTCAGCTAGGAGGTCTCCGGTTGACCGCTCGGCGACCTGCGCCTGTTCAGTGCCTCCCTCGCCGGTCACTCGACCAAGAACGAAACCCGCGACAGCCACTGCGGCGACCACAAGCGCCGTAACGGCCCACTGCATCACCTCAGCACGGCGCGACCGGGGAGCCGAAGGTCCGGTCAGTTCAATCTCTGAATTGTTGGCCGTCATCGCAGCACGTAGTTCGCAGTAATGGGTCGGGTGCCCGGTTCACGGGACCAGTCCCGACCATTCTCGGTCCAGATGAAATCGTCCACGCCCAACTCCTCAAGTCGTTGGTGAATTCGGTCCTCGTACCGTCCGGCGAAGTAGCGCACCAGACGCTGTATTTCGGCGTTCCGGCGCCGTTGAGTGTTCTCGCCACCATCGCCAAGATGCTGGATGTATCCAAACCGCTTGATGTGGATCATGCGGGTCGTCAGAAACGTCCGCAGACACAACTCGAAGTCATCGGCCACATGAACGTCGGGGCTGTGACCGCCTGCGGCAGCATATGCCTCCCGAGTCCATGCCCGAACGTGGTTCGGCATGGAAACGATATGGCGAACGGTCTTGGCATTGATATCTGGATAATCCATGACGTTATACACACGGCCCCCGTACTCCTCGTCACGGTAGGTACCGAAGTGGAACGCAAAGGATTCGCCGTATGTCGCATTGAGGCCACTCTCGAAGACTTCGGCGCAGTCCGTGTAGGCAAATCCAGCGTCAGGGAACGTTGCGAATGCCTCAACGACATCAGCGAGACAGTTCACGGTGAGCTCATCATCGTGATCGAGTTCCACAAGGACCTCTCCACGGGCGAGACCACAACAGCGACGCTTGACCTCTCCGATCACTCCGCAGTGTCGATCGCCTCGAAAGACCCTGACGCGGTGGTCCCTATCAGCAAGTGCGGACACAACCTCGTGGGTGGCGTCACCCGGCTCCGAGTCGTCCATGACCACCCACTCCCAGTTCGTATAGGTCTGAGCAAGGAGGGACTGGTAAGGACGGAGGATCCGCTCACCGGTCTGATAGGCGGCGGTAAAGACGCTCACGAGGGGGACCGGCGAATGGGGGGGACGGTCGACAACACCGAGAAAGCAGTCCATCACCTGGTCTGCGACCCTCACGAGGTCGGCATCCTCGTCCTCAACGTGGATCCATCGCCGACGCACTTCCATCGGCTGTCTCATGAGAACATCAAACTCATGGAGTGCCCCAAACGAAGCGATCACATGCACGTGGCGGTCGGCCAGCAGTGACTCAATCGCCGCGTCGCCATCCAAGGCAACTACGTCAAACTGGGCTGTCTCAACTGATCTAGTAGAGCCCAGCTGAAGAGTTCGGCCGGCCTCGGGGTCTCGGTGACCAATTAGGACGACTGAAATCAGTTCCGTCAAAGTCCGGTAAAGCTGCTGAACCCAGAGTTGTTCTCGTCCACGTAGACACCGACCGCTCCGACCATGTTGACCGTGATCGTCGGGGCGTCAACGCCGGAGACGGTACTAGCGGAACACTGAAGCCTCTTGAGGCCTGCCCCCTGAGTAATCGATGCAAGAACCGTCAGGTTGCCACCCGGTGCGCTGGGATCAGTGTTATTCCAGACAATCGGGAGACTCGCCGAGCTCGAGACAACGCCGGCCCCGGTTTCCCACGCGCAGGAGACCGAACCAACATAGACCCCCGAACCGGAGGCTCGGGTACTGGAGACATTGAGGTTGACCGTGACGAACTGGTTACCAATAGCTGTGGAGGTACTCAGGAAGTTCGTAGCCGCACCACCGGGTGTGACGTTCTTCTGGACCGACGTGTTGAAGGACGAACCGTAAGAGACGCCTGAGGGGCCTACTGGACCGGTTGCACCGGTTGCACCCGTTGCACCCTGAGGACCGGTTTCGCCCTGCGGGCCAGTCTCACCCTGGGGACCGGTTGCGCCGGTATCTCCAGTCGCTCCGACCTCCCCGGTTGCACCGGTTTCGCCCTGCGGACCAATCGGGCCTTGGGGTCCTAGCTCGCCGGTATCTCCAGTCGCTCCGACCTCCCCGGTTGCACCGGTTTCGCCCTGCGGACCAGTCGCACCCTGGGGACCCGTTTCTCCGATAGCCCCAGTCGCTCCGATCTCCCCGGTTGCCCCGGTTGCACCGGTTTCGCCCTGCGGACCAGTCGCACCCTGGGGACCCGTTTCTCCGATAGCCCCAGTCGCTCCGATCTCCCCGGTTGCCCCGGTTGCACCGGTTTCGCCCTGCGGGCCAGTCGCACCTTGGGGACCCGTTTCTCCGATAGCCCCAGTCGCGCCGATCTCTCCAGTCGCACCAGTCGCACCGGTTGCACCGGTCTCGCCCTGCGGGCCAGTCGCACCTTGGGGACCCGTTTCTCCGATAGCCCCCGTCGCGCCGGTTTCCCCCGTCGCACCGGTTGCACCGGTCTCGCCCTGCGGGCCAGTCGCACCTTGGGGACCCGTTTCTCCGATAGCCCCCGTCGCGCCGGTTTCCCCCGTCGCACCGGTTGCACCGGTTTCGCCCTGCGGGCCAGTCGCACCTTGGGGACCCGTTTCTCCGATAGCCCCCGTCGCGCCGGTTTCCCCCGTCGCACCGGTTGCACCGGTCTCGCCCTGCGGGCCAGTCGCACCTTGGGGACCCGTTTCTCCGATAGCCCCCGTCGCGCCGGTTTCCCCCGTCGCACCGGTTGCACCGGTCTCGCCCTGCGGGCCAG